ACTTAGCAGAGGCTTGCGGGGCTGGATCCCAAAATTTGCCTCGGCCGGAAGGACGCGGCTGGCCTTTAAGCACCATTCCCGTCTTCTCGTGGACGTAAAGTGCGTATGCTGCCGTGTAGCCTACGTCAACAACAGTGTCGAAGCCTTTTCCCGATGCGCGGGTATAAGCGGAAGCTTTTAAGGGGCCGAACTCGACAGGAACGTGAGACTGGCTGTCCTTTTGCAGCATCAAGCCCGCTAACTTCAAACCGGCAACAGCGCCGGCTTCCACCTGGGCTTGGCGTCGTGCCATGTTGCCCAGGACAATCTGAATTCCAAATATCTTGATACTAGCCACGTTTTAGATGAGCAATGTAAAGGGTTTCCGTATTTCGTAAATTAGGAATCTGCTCAAAGCGTTGAACCTCGAAAGCATTGGTGAGCTCTGTCGGATCGTCAGGAGTATCGGATTCCATTTCATCCTTCTTGAGCTTATCCCCTTCTTGAAGAATTCGGTCCGGATAAACCGTAGCCTGAGACATAATCGTCTGCCCCAGTTTGTCCCGAATCTCGGAGACATTGTCATCCCAACGGCAGTCAATCTCCACCGGACTAGCAAAAGAAAACATCCCAAACTTGTCAGGAATTGCGTTGCGTGCCCACCAAACTGCTTTTTGTTTCCGCATCCTTCGGATAATGCTCATGGCACACACTCCTCTCTTTTCGGAACGAGCGCAATTGAAGAAAGCTGTTGCTGAAAAGCTAGGAACGAAATCGTGGGCCACGTCTTTAATTGACTGCCTCCGTCTGTCACATTGAATATCTGAACACCCGGATAATTTGCCCGCAGATCCTGGTCAATCCGGGAAAAGCCCCGAATAAACTTAGCAAAGGTGGTGGGTTGAGCCAGGCGTAGATTGTATTTATGCCAGTGCGACTTATTGTTTTGATTGCTCAAGTCGTAGCCTAAAAGAAAAATGCGAGTTGCTCCTAAAGAAACGGCTAAATTGATGGCTAAGGCTCCAGTGGAATTATTCCAGCCCAACATGCTTCCCGTATGGATACCGTCCCGAGTGCGTCCCATCTTTAGGACATTGGGTAGGATATAATGATGAACGGCTGGGGCATTGGTTACAAACGGACCCGACATCTTTTCAATAGCTAGACGATTACGATGCCACCAACCCGAATCCCCAAAAATGCAATAACTCAAAGGGGGCCAGCCCAAAAAAGCGGCATCATTACAACCAATGACATTGCGGCCCTTTAATGAGCCAAAATCAAAACCCGTTAAAGACGATCCGCCCCCGATAAGAAAAGCGTCTTGGTCTTTCCAAATCGGAGGCGGTGTCCAAAGGGCAACGGCCTTTGTGGGCCGATCAACCATTTTAGTGAGAGGCTGTCTCATTCTTCTTGCTCGGTTCCCAACCAGCTAACACTCAAAGTCTGCCGACGCAGATCACGGCTTAACTCCGAAAGGCCGCCTGCCGTGTCCAGCATCATGGCGGTTTGTCCGTAGTGGGACGTGGCCAAGTTCAACGCAACTTTACTTTGATACGTGGCGGAAACCGGCCCCGCTTCTTCCCGCACCGGCCGCGGGTCGCGATTAGTGTAGAAGTGAGCGGATAACCACCTCTCGATCAGTTCCATTCGTTCCGTGCTATAACCCGCAGCAGAACAAAGCTCAGTGACCAACTCGTTGGCGATGGTCATAAACGGATCGAGAGGAATGGTTACGTCCACCTCAATGATGGCCGCGACAAATTCTGAGGTGGTTCGCATAGTGTTCCTTACTTCGCTTTGACGCCGCTGGCCTTTACGGGCGTCGGGGTTTCTTCCTCAGCGCCAATGTCCTGCCTGCCGACTTCGACAAACTTGCCGACAAAAGCCTTGGTCAGGTCTTTCGTGCTTTTCACGATTTTACCCTTGGTGTAGGACTTCTTGTTTTGAATGTGTGTGCCCACAATCACACGGAATTTACGCAAGGGCAGTTCTTTGATGTCTTCGCTCATATGTTCGCTTTTTCTTTTGGGTTGTTTGTTTTTACTAAAAGGCGATCCGGCTCTTTAGGAACCGGATCGCCCAACTTATTATCTAAGAACCAACTTACGACGCCGCCGTGTTGGCATGGACGATTCCGGTATTCCCGTAGTAGTCAGCCCGAAGCTGCGGGACCATGATCGCCATGACCTTGAAGTTGAGGCGCATACCACCATGCGTCTCCCACTGGAGCGTGGTAATGTCCATGCCCATGACCAGGCGCATAACATCGCTCGTCTGCTGGACCAGCACCATCTGTTCGCCGTCCAGGTGATCCAAGGTGCGGATCGCCGAGATGCCGTTGATGGCCGCAATACGCTGCCGGAGGGTGTTGTCGCCCTTCGCGTCAGAGTAATCGTCATCCAAATACAGATCCCAGAACGGGGAAGTGTAAAGGACCCAAGGCCCGAAGTGTTTGGCATCTTCACTGGCCTGACGCATACCCAGGACTTCACGAACCGTGACCGCCGGTGTCCAGCCGCTTTCAGAAGGACTGGTGAGACCTGCGGACGTGATACGCTGCGGGAAGTTCGTCAACCCGTAAACGGATCCACCGCCGTAGCTGATTGATCCGCCCGTGCCGATGCACAACTTCTCTGCCTCTTCGGACACCCGGCGAGCAGCCGCCTGAGCCGTTGAGGTGTCAATTCCCGCGCCACTGTTCCGGGACGTCGCCACCTGGCGGGCGTTGAAGAAGAAGTCCTTGTGGATGACCGGGAGAGGCAAGTTGGTCAATTCGAACTCGGGGCGATCCGCTTCGCTCTGCCGAGACGGATCCATGCTGACGATCGCTGGAGTGATGTCACTCATGGTTTCCGTTTCGAGAACCGTCTTACCCATTCCGTTCGGGATGCTGAACGTGAGGCCCGCACCGCGCAGGTCCGACACAATCCGCAACCGTTCCTTGGCCGCCAAAACAATGGCGTCGTCGAGGATCTTCCACTCGTCCTTGCGGAGCGTAGCGGTCGAGTTTTGCAACGGAACCGCTTCCAACTTCCCGTTGGCAGCCAAGCGGGAGATATAGGAACGACCGTCGTTGCCAACCCACGGGCGGAGAGCCGCCACGTCGAAGTTGTTATTGAGGAGAGTTGTGGCTACTGCCCCACTCCCTTGTCCGTTCATGATGAATTCCATAGTCTGTTTTCCTTATGTATTGATTGTTGATGTTGTTCTCAGATCGCAGATTACAGAATCCGGACGCGGATCCGATTGTCGCCTTCGGAACCCGAATCACTGGCGTTCACAGCCTCCAAGGCTTTGGCAATCCGAATGTCCGATCCGCCGGCCACTTTCAAAGCGCCGTCGCCGTTGCTGGACAAAAAGTCATCCATCGTGGTGACTTCCCCTTCCGACAGCCACGCATAGACCACGTCGCCGGGTTGAGCTTGCACACTGGCAACAACGTCGCCCGTGGCATAGCTGTCATCAATGGTCTTGCCCTGAAGCGCATCTTCCAATGCAAACTTCTTTTCGCACCAGCCGCCTGCCGTGGCGTGCTTGATGACCGTGCCGCACTTATTGGCAGTGGTTTCGGCGGCGCTGGTCGTTGCCAGCAAGTCGCCCGGTCGGATCGTTCCGCCGGCGATGTCTTCTTCGAACCGGCCTTCACCTGTCAGGTGGATCCGGTGCGGATTTGTTTCAGTTACTTCGCGTGACATATTTTTAGGTATTTTTGATTTGTTGAGGGACTCGGGGTTATTGGGTGATTACTTTCCGAAGTTCATCACCGGGACGGCCAAGGGTTCTTCGCCTGTAGCACCAGTGGAATTGTCCACCGGAGCTTGGCCAGCGTAATTGGGCGTCACGCGGGGTTTGACATCACCCGCGGCCATCCGCGCCAGGTTACGCAACTCGCCAATCGGACGATTGGAAAGATCTTCCTTGGTGAAGCCGTGGTTCTTGTTCAAAAGGATGCCATCGATCAAACGACCCTTTTCCTCTTCATAGACCGACATGCTGTTCTGCAACACGTCCTGAACCTCTTTCGGGGCTTCGGCAATGTATTCAGCAACCGTTGTCGGTTTCTTCGGGGTTGACGCGGCGGCGTTCGCGGCGGGAGCCTGAGGAACGACAGCCGGCGTGGTTGAAGGAACGACAGCCGGAGCCGCAGTGGCTTCTTCCGTCTTTCCGAGTTGGGCCAACTGCTCTTCGTTGAATGCCATCAGGCGTTCACGGTCGGCCTCCACCAACAACCCGTTAGAGTTGCTGATAATCTTATCTACCAGTTCTTTTTTCTTTTTCATTTTTTTGGGTTCTTGGTTTTGGTCCCGGTTGCCCACAAAGGCCCCGGCTACCGTTCGATATTCAGTCACCCGCACTACCGGAACAGGTGCCGCGTCATCCAACGTGACAACTGTATCCGTGTCCGTATAACCGATCCGAAATAGTTTTCCGTCAAACTCATAGACGGCGAAATCATTGTAAACGTCCGCGATCCACAAAAAGGGACCGTTATCGGCAATGTTCAGTTTCTTCCGCAGCAAGCCGCAAAGGGCCGTGCGAATGTTGTCGTGGGACATTTCATTCGAAAGCAGTCCCGCTTCCCGCAAAGCTTTCCGAATTGCTTCTACCGCCTCCTGGCGCTTTTGCCCACTCTCGTTACGCAGGAATCCGGCACCATCCGAAATAGAACAAGCGCCGATCTTGTCCGGCAGCAAAGCCAGATGATCGGGGCGATAGTTCCGAGCGATGCCCTGATAGGTTTCCCCGTTCCACTCTCCTTCGGTAAGGTCGTTGTCCACAAATACACCTGTGGACAGTTCCATCATTTCGCTATTGTTGACCGCTTCCATGATTCGGGGATCAACTAAATCAGCCCGGTCTGTTTCAAGCCAGGCTTCGGACTTGAGCTTGCCCTTTTCAAACTTGGTATTCATCATCACGCCCACTTTGCGGGAAGTAATGATCTCCGGGGAACAAGCAGAAACGCCAACTCCGTTCATCTCCGGATGGTAAACAACCACGGGCTTGTGGTTCCAAACGGCGGGAGTCTTGGAAAGCTCGTCCTTGGGGTAAAGCATCGGACCCTCGGAACCCGCATGAACTCCTTCCGTTAGGATAACCATAGGGACGACCAGAAAGTCACGCCCTTCCATTTTGTCGTGCCGGACCAGCTTGGGAAGCAAGTTGCATGTAAATTTTTGGATTTGGCTATTGCCCTTTTCTTCTTGGGTGGCCTTGTTCAAAATTAGGTTCTTAGCTTTCATTCATTTGGAAATTACACCCGGCACGCAAACAGGTAAAGGGAAAATCTCGAAAAAAGAAAAGGACCGCCCCCAGCCCAACCCACCTACTGAGGACGGTCCCGGAGCCCGACTGGCGAGAACAGCCGGGAGATTCATCGAGGAACCGCCGGCACACCCGACTTAGACCAACGGTTCATAGTAGCAAAATCCACCAAGTGTTGCTTGTCGATAAAGTAGCTTTGCCCCGGAACATTAGTGAAGATTCCCGCATCGTGTTCTAGCGGCGGGATAAACTGATTGCCGTAACGCTCAATGAGCAAATTGTAACGCATCCGAGCAGTCACTGTGATTAAACCCATTCCATTGGTGAAACCCAAGAAGCCTGAATTCTGGACCCCACCGTCGAAGGAAGGAACTTGATCTTTGAGGACCGGAGGAGCAACCGTGCAAGCCCCAATTACTAAAGCACTAATCACCAAGCTCGTTGCGAATCTCTTTTTCATCTTCATTCTTGGCTGCCTGTTCCGTTTTGCTTTTAGCATTTACCTCCGCCTGGGCTTTTGCGGCAGCGATCATCTCCGGCGTATTATTAAGCTCCTGACGCTTGGCAACTATACCCAACGCCTCCGCTAGTGCCCGCATCGCTGCCGCAAAGCCTCCCATATTAAGGAACAGGCACAATGCCCGGTTTGCCCGCATCAATCAGCCCGTTGCCGATGGCGGTGCAGAAAAACTCACTAACCGCTGCCATCCATCCATCTGGTGGAAGGGATGCTCTAAGGCGATCATTCCAATAGATACGATAAAGATTCTCCAGCGCCACTTTGAAATCCAGCAACGCTTGCACATCGGAATTAGATATTCCGTTAGCGGGAACGGCAACTGCCTGGAGCAAGCGAGTCATGGTCGTGGGGTCGAACTGCTTCTCAATTACCATGTTGCAAAACACACCGCCCGTTGCCCGGAAGTATTTCGCGATTTCGTCACTATGCTGCGGACTGTTCATAATAATACGACGAACCGGGATTCGGACCAACGGCTGAAGAGCGTCTTTAACTTGCTGGGTTTGGACTGGATCCGGCACCTTCGTTCCGTCGGGCCCCGTAGTGGTGCAACCGGTCAGCCCCAAGGATAATGCCCCAAACAACAGGATTAAAGGAACTGTGGGCTTGCCTTCCTTAATCCGATACTGGACTTGATCTTTAATCTCGCGAAATCCCACCCCCGCAGACCCAAGCAAAGCCCCGATGGCGGGACTAGCAGATGTGCCCGCTGCCAAACTGATCAACCAGTCTGTTAGTGCCCCCAACGCTGGCGCGATGATGGGTAGAGCCCATGCCGGCACCACAGGGATTGCCCACTTACCGAAAGCAATCAGCAATGGGACAAGGACAGGAATAATCAACAGGAACAGGCTTTGCAGTTGCAGAGCCGGGCCCGGGGTTCCTCCCGCGGGTGGAGTTACCACTGTGGAATCCGCGGCTAAGGCGGTGGATATGCCCAGACAAGCAAAAGCAAGTAGGGCGTAAAGGACGAAGGACCATTGTTTTGTTTTTTTCATATGTTTTGTGTTTTGTGTTTACTAACGGGATTCTTTGGCCGCTACCTGTCGAGTTAGGACGAGCACTTGTGCCACAGAAACATTCAAATTATTGACCGCCGCTTCGATGCTCTTAACTTGAGCCCGCATCTCGTCCGCTGCTTTTATTTCTTCGGGACGACGAATGAGATAGACTTTAGCACCATCAATATCGATGCGCGTCACGTCCCGGCGGAGTTCAGTCACCTCAGATGCCAACGCCATTGTGGATTTGATTGTGGATAAACTATTGCGGACCGTCCTTTGGTTTTCTTCCAAAGATGCCTGGGCTGTCTTTTGGTTTGCCTCGATGCCTTCCTTCATTTCCTTTTGAGTTTCGATGACAGTGTTGACCTTGGAGTCCTGTTTGGAAATATACCAAACCGCACTAGATGCCTGGGACAAAAGACCAATCACCATCAAAGCCATGCCCAAAACCATATGCCATATTTTTAGAGGTTCTCCCATGGAAGTTCTTATTTTGCTTATTGCGATTGTTTTCATTACCGCATTCACGGCATGGTAATACGAAACTTAAAATATCCCCGTTCGGTGTAATTGGTCCCCGTTAGATCGATCGTGGTATC